ATGTGGCATCAATTACTTGAGATTGAAACGGTGACATAAAATCTTGTACACCTTGTTGAAATGCAGTTGCTCCTGTAGGGATTCCAGCTACTTGTCCAAGAGCCGCGGTTCCTAGACCGCTAGCTAATGTTGCTTGCGTTTGTGCTCTATCTAAAAATGGTTGAAAAGCACCTATACCTGCTTGTGCTACTTGTTGTGCTTGAGTTTGTAGTGGATCTTGTGCAGCAACTTGTGGTGCAAGTCCTGCTAAACTTTGTTGTCTAGTTGTAAATGCTTGAGCTGCATCTTGTCTGGCTTTAAATGCTTCTGCTGATTCTCCAGGTTGCTGTGATACACCTGCAATACCTGTTGCAACAACGGGTACGCCTGTTTGTGCTACAACTTGTTTTGCTAAATCTTGACCTAAATCTTGTACGAATTGTGCAGGTAAATTTTGTACGGTTTGAACAGCCATTATAATACTTCCTCTAATCTTTGTGATGTTTGAAACATTTTACGTGCGCCTTCTAAGCCTTGCGATTCTTCAGAT